CTGGTGATACTATTAAGATGGAGTTGGATGATATTTTAAATGGAAATTATATCAATCCACACGTATCAATTTGGTGGTATCGTCTTGATGATGTTAAGGAAGTTTCAGATCCTTCTATGTGGATCAAAGCAAATCCTAACATTGGTTATACAGTAGACTGGGAAGTCTATCAGCAAGAAGTTGAAAGAGCAGAAAATGCTCCAGCTACTAGAAATGATATTTTAGCTAAAAGATTTGGAATACCTACAGAAGGCTTTACATATTTCTTTACATATGAAGAAACATTACCTCATAGAAAAAGAGATTATTGGCAAATGCCTTGTGCATTAGGTGCAGATTTGTCACAGGGTGATGACTTCTGTGCCTTTACATTTTTGTTCCCGCTTCCAAATGAAAAATTTGGTGTAAAAACAAGATCTTATATTACATCTAGAACCTTGATGAACCTTACAGGAGCTATGAGACGTAAATACGACGAATTCATAGATGAAGGAAGTCTTATAGTTATGGAAGGTACAGTTCTTGATATGATGGATGTATATGAAGACCTTGAACAAATGATAATAGACTGTCAATATAATGTTTTATGCTTTGGATACGATCCATATAATGCAAAAGAATTTGTACAAAGATGGTGTACAGAGAATTCTGATTATGGCGTAGAAAAAGTAATACAGGGTTCCAGAACTGAATCAGTTCCATTAGGCGAATTAAAGAAAATGGCAGAAGATAGATTACTTCTGTTTGATGAAAGTCTTATGATGTTCGCAATGGGTAACTGTATAGTTATGGAAGATACAAATGGTAACAGAAAGCTGTATAAGCGTAGATTGGAACAAAAGATAGATAATGTTGCAGCTATGATGGATGCTTACGTTGCTTATAAATTAAATAAAGAATCGTTTGAATAGGAGGATAAAAAAATGAACATATATAATCCTTACTATGTCTTAGAACCGTATGATCTTCAACATCATGGCATATTAGGTCAAAAATGGGGTATTAGAAGATTTCAAAACAAAGATGGCTCACTTACACAAGCAGGTAAAGCCAGGTACGATACAGAGACAGAAGAGGAACATAAAGCTAGAAAAGACAAAGCTTTGAAATCCGGAAATGCTTCTGACGTTATGGAGTTTAAAAAAGAACTTACCGATCAAGAATTAAGAAATGTTTTAAATAGGATTAATATGGAACATCAATTAAGTAAATATGCTTTTGAAGAATCTAAAGCTAATAAAGTATCAACAAAATTTGATAAAGCTATAGGAGACATAGAACATGCAGCAGCTCAAGTTAAAAAAATAACAACATGGACTGTTGCAGGAGTAGTCACATACAATACTATTGCTAAACATTATAATAAAACGCCTTCAGGAATAGCAAAACCATGGCCTGTAATAAATAAAGAAACTATTACGGAAAAAGTGGCGAAAATGCAGGGTAAAGGTAAATAAGGAGGATAAAAAATGAATGTATATAATCCTTACTATGTCTTAGAATCACATGATATTCAACATCATGGAGTATTAGGTCAAAAATGGGGTGTTAGAAGATACCAAAACAAAGATGGTTCTTTGACTTCTGCCGGAATAAAAAGATACGGCATAGACACAAAAAGAGATAAAAAAGCAAATAAGATAGAAAAAAAGCTTAATAAAAAAATAGAAAAGTCTGAAAAATACGATGAAAAAATGTATGAAACCCGGAGACATATTAGAGATAATATGGAAAAAAGATTCAATAAAAAAATAGAAAAAAATGAACTAAAAGGAAAAACAGAAGCAGTAAAAAATTTAAAAATAAAAAAAAACATTGTCTTAAAAGACTATGATCTTGGAACAAAATCAGTAGAAAAAGCATTTAATAAGTATAATCAGATACTTAAAGATTATAGAGATGCACAGATTGATTTTCTTTATAACGGTCCAAATGAAGCATATTACCGTGCAGTAAAAGATTGTATAAATCAAAACACTGCCGATCATATCAATTCAGGTGGATCATTATTCCCTGGAACTGGATCTAAGATAACAAAAGCGCAATATGCATCAAAATATGCTGCTGAAGCTATAGAGAAATTAAATCGAAAAAAAAAATAAATAAATAAGGAGGTCCAATAATGGCATCATTAAGTGATAGAATTAAGAATTCTTGGAATGCTTTCATGGGAAGAGATCCAACGGATTCACAAATTATCAACAAATATGTTACATATGGACCAGGTTATTCAACTCGTCCTGATCGGTTTCGTTTAAGTAGAGGAAACGACCGCTCAATAGTAACATCAATCTATAATCAGATAGCTGTTGATGTATCATCAGTAACTATAAATCACGTCAAGTTAGACGAAAACGGCAAGTATCTTAAAACACTTGATACTCCACTCAATACAGCATTGTCAAGAACAGCAAACCTGGATCAAACAGGTAGAATGCTTATAAAAGATGTTGTTATGTCTATGTTTGATGAAGGATGCGTTGCAATTGTACCAACAGTAACAAATACAAGTCCAAGAGCAACAGATGGATACAAAATTTATGAACTTAGAACTGGAAAAATAGTAGAATGGTATACCGATCGTGTTAAAGTTGAGTTATGGAATGACTTAAAAGGCAGAAAAGATCAACTTATATTTGAGAAGTCCATGGTAGCCATAATTGAGAATCCATTCTATTCAATAATGAATGAGCCTAACTCTACTTTAAAAAGGCTTATTAGAGTATTAAATCAGCTTGACAGAACAAACGAGTCAAACTCAGCTGGTAAGTTAGATTTAATTATACAACTTCCGTATTCTGTAAAGAATCCAATTAAGAAAGAGCAAGCCGAACAACGTCGTCAAGACATTGTAGATCAGCTTACTGGTTCTCAGTATGGAATTGCTTATGCAGATGCAACGGAACACATTACGCAGCTTAACAGAGCTGTAGAAAATAACTTATGGGCACAGGCAAAAGACCTGACAGCTGAATTATATAGCCAATTAGGATTTGCACAATCAATATTTGATGGCACTGCTGACGAAAAGACTATGCTAAACTACTATAACAGAACAATAGACCCGATATTAGTTGCAATAGTAGAAGAGTGTGAAAGAAAATGGTTGTCGCAAACAGCAATTACACAAAGACAGGCTATACGATATTTCAGAGATCCATTTAAATTGGTACCTGTTCAGAATCTTGCTGAAATTGCTGATAAGTTTACAAGAAACGAAATTATGTCATCTAATGAGATACGTTCTATTATTGGAATGAAACCCTCTAATGATCCTAAGGCTGATGAACTTATTAATAGTAATCTTAATCATCCTGAAGAAGAGGTCGATAAGAAAATAGATGACAAAAATCAAAATGACCAAGAAGGAGGCACAGAAAATGGGTAAAACCTATGATTTTAGTGGCTGGGCTACCAAAAATGATCTGTTATGTACTGACGGACGTATAATCCGTAAAGACGCATTCAAGGTCAATAATGGGACTAAAGTTCCCTTGGTATGGAATCACCAGCATAATTCTGTTAAAGATGTTCTCGGACATGCTATTCTCGAAAACCGTAATGAAGGTGTATATGCATACTGTTCATTTAATGATTCAGATGCAGGCGAAGAAGCAAAAAAAGTTGTAAAACATGGTGATGTTGTTTCTTTGTCTATATGGGCCAATGCATTAGAGCAGCAGGGTTCTGATGTACTTCATGGTGTAATTAGAGAAGTTAGCTTAGTACTTGCAGGAGCAAATCCTGGAGCTTTCATAGAGTCTGTATTGACTCATGGAGAGCCTATGGATGACTATGATGAAGAAGGTATCTTCTATACCGGAGAAGGTATCTATCTTGAGCATTCGATCGATGATGTATCTGGTTCTAATTTAGCACATTCGGACGATAAAAAGGATACCGACGACGATGAAAAAGATGACAAGAAAGAAAAAAGTTCTGGAGATAAAACCGTTGGAGAGATATTAGGAACTTTAAATGAGGATCAGAGGAAAGCTATGGCTATAGTTGTAGCTCAGGTTATCGAAGATTCTAAAAACAACACTTCAGAAGAAGATGATGAAGACGAGGAGGAAGATGAAATGAAGCATAATATTTTTGAAGGCAGCGCAGCTGGACAGGCTAATGTAATTTCTCATTCAGATATGGAAGCACTTCTTGCAGATGGTAAGAGATGCGGATCACTGAGAGAAGCTGTCAAAGAGGCAATGCAGGAAGGTGGTATTCTTGCACACTCAATTGATACAACTGGTATGGAGACTGCTACCGGAACACAGACATATGGATTTAATGATCCTTCTATGCTGTTCCCTGAGTATCGTGATGTTAATGGCGGAGCGCCCGAATGGATCTCAAGAAATATGGATTGGGTCCAGGTTGTTATGGGCGGTGTTGGTCATACTGCATTCTCACGTATTAAGTCTACATTTGCAGACATCACAGAAGATGAAGCCAGGGCTAAGGGTTATATTAAGGGACACGAGAAGAAAGATGAAGTATTTGCTACCCTTAAGAGAACGACTGATCCCCAGACCATTTATAAGAAGCAGAAGATGGATCGTGATGATGTGATTGACATCACAGATTTCGACGTTATTGCTTGGATTAAGGCTGAGATGAGAGTAATGCTTAACGAGGAAATTGCTCGTGCAATTCTTATCGGTGATGGCAGAGCTCTTGATTCAGAAGACAAGATCCAGGAGAATCACATCAGACCTATCGCAAAGGATGTTTCTTTGTTCAATATTCAGTACGCAGTTAATGTTGCAGCAGCAGCTACAGATGCTGACGTTGCTAATCAGTTTATCGATGATGCAGTTCGTGCAAGAAAGAATTACAAGGGTTCAGGTAATCCTATTCTCTTTACAACAGAAGATCAGATCACAGAGATGCTGCTTCTTAAGGACAACATGGGACACAGACTCTATAAGACTGAGCAGGAACTTGCTACAGCTCTTAGAGTTTCAAGAATTGTTACAGTTGAGCCTATGGAAGGTCAGCAGATCACAGTAAGTGGAACAAACTACAACTTACTTGGTGTTATTGTTAACCTTTCAGACTATAAGGTAGGTGCTGATAAGGGTGGCGAGATCAATCTGTTCGAAGATTTCGATATTGATTACAACCAGC